CGTCCCACTTCCCCCAATCAACAACGTTCTGAAATGAGATCTCATCGACTCCTAACTCGTCGGCTAGCTGTACATATTTGTGGATATCTTTATAGTTGGTTGTTTGGAGTACAAAATTCGAAACAATTTGCATTTTAGAATAATATTTTTGTTTCCATTTAGTTATATATTTGGTGCTTTCGATTAATTTATTCCAATCGCCACCACGTCGAGTAATATTGTATACTTCTTGACTACCAGCATCAAAACTAATTTTAAATCTAACAACATGATTATGAATACCGGTCATACGGTCCCATTGACTCTTAACTAATATTCCGTTAGTCACTATTTCTATTTCTACAGGATCGTCCTCTCCTAATTGGAGATTCTCTAATATGTTTCGATATACGTGGCTAGCAAACGGATCTCCGTCGCCACTTAATGTAAATCGTAAGAACTGATGATGATTTTGAATTAATTTAGTTATGTGTGTACTAATTTTCATTCGATGATCAAATTCTTCGCCTTTGTTGTAGAAAATAAGATCGGTTCGACAACTAGGACAAGATAAATTGCAACTATCGTCGATAGCAAACACAATCCAATTAACTGTGTCGGGACGATGTGCTATTCGAGTTTCGAGATTGCTGCTTTTAATTATATGACAAGTATCCTGATCGCAATATTTGTATGTACCGTCAATAATACTTGCTTGAATTTCTCTGGCTCTAGGGCTATGTACAATGTCATCGAGGCTCGCAAAATCTAAAATATTACCTACACTAATTGGTAACCATGCCTGACAAACGCAAACAAAACATTCGCCGCGTGTATCGATAGTTACTGTATTAAATGGGTGATAACAGTATTTGCCTTTTAACTGTAAATCCTTATCGAAACTTATGTCGGAGGTATCGACTCTATATGCATGCGCAGGATCAACATCTGCTATAGTTAACGGAGTTCGTTTTCTATTTGTTATCTGATCTATATTAATTAATTGTATGTCAGCCATAATTATCCAAAACTAAACAATGCATCAAATGTAGTCTTAATGTCTGTGCTTCCGGCAATATCCCAGTTAAGCACACCCAATAAGTTCTCTACTTTCTGATTAACAATTGTTGACTCCATTAAATCATTATCAAATGGCAAATCCTTAAACCACTGCGGTATATGTGTCCCATCTGTTGGATAGCCCACACTAGTAAACCCAATAGGATTATCTTTAAGTTTACACACAATAGTTTTCATACCATCAACAATGTTGATACTGTAGTTATCACCGTGCATACGTTTAAGATTATTCCAGTTCATTGCCGCACGTACATGCCCTGGCATATTAGCTCTACCTTCTCTAACTTCTGCCGCTGTATAGTTAGTAAGATTGTTTACACGTTTCGGCGTACCTTTCTCCCACGCAGGTCTATCTTGGAACGCAATCTTAAACTCGCGTACCTTGTCGATAATAGCAGTCTTATCAACGCCCGTTAGCACATCAAGTAAGATATCACTTAAAAAGTCTTGTACAATCTTCGGAGTATCTGAACGCTTTAAGTCTAAGCCCATTGCTTTAACTTTGCCGGGCTTACCGTGTGTATCTAATCGTTTGCCATCTAAGTCTGTAATTAATACAGCATAACGTTTCTTCTTAATAAACAAACCTTTACTTGCAACAAGCTCTCGCCCACCTTTAATCACATTACCCATATTACGTGGTACATGAAACGCACGTTCCATCATTGCAGGAAAGCTCTCGTTAACTTGGTCTGAAATATCATCATACAGTTTAATAGCAATACCAGCATTCCATTCCATAGTACCAGCTTCAACATCATCTTTAATCATTGGCCACGCACTAAAGTAACACGAGTCAGTATCACCGTAGATAATTGCTTCGCCGGTGTGATCATACGTACCAGTAATACATTCATTAATGTAAGCATCCATGTGTTTAGCAATAGTTCTACCTGTTAGTGTAGTACTTTGCCCGATGCGTTTGTCAAAGAAACGACAGCCCGGATTAAGTAGCGCACCATACAAACTGTTTAAGTTAATCTTCTTAACTAGCTGACGCTTATCCCAGAACGCAATCTCTTCTGGGTCAGTACATGAACGCATTTTAGCTTGTAGTTCTTTACGTTCAGCATACCAACGTTTTAGTAATCCTGGAATAACTGCTTCTTTCTCAAAGCTAAAGATAGTACCATTCGCACTAAGTATCCACGGTTGATTACTATCAAAGATCAATGTCCATACTTCTGCCGCAGTGTGTACAGTACTTGTGCCTGATGCCTCCCAATCGATAGTAAGCTCAATACCAGTCTTACCTTCCATAACTGCGGTGTATTCTAGTGTAGCAAATAGTCCGTCCCACGCATCCGCAAACGTTGAACCTTTAGATTTCTTACCGTTAACTATCTTATCGGCCATTTTCTCAGTGACATAATGGTCTGTCATAATTGGGCGAATCTGTCCAATGATTGACTCTGGTCCCATATTCAATGCACGAATCGCAGATGGGTATAGTGAGTTAATATCAACAGAACCAATCCAGTCATGCATGCCCGCTTTTGGAGTTGCAACATACGCACCAGCCGCTTGCGTATCGCCCATGTCATCTCTGCCCTTACGATTCGGAACAATCAGACCTTGACTATGTGCTTCGTTAATGATAGCTTGCTCAGTAACTGCTACTGCACCCATTGTTGTTTGTAGCAATACAGTATTATCATGCGCAAGTTCGTTAGCTAAGTCTAAGAAGCGTAACTTCTTATCTAACTTAGCAAGCAACATAGTATCTTGTCTATTGTAATCAATAAACTTTGGAAAGTCTTTGTTATACAATTGATCTAATGTACCTTCGTACGCAACTTTACGTTCGTCTAACTCATACTCGCCAATTGCATCTAACGCATAGCTATGTCGTTCTTCATATGTGTATTTGCGGTATAACTGCATGTAGTCTAAATGAACACGTCCAATGAGGTCAAAAGTGACACTTGTGGCACCAAAACGTTCAAATTCACGCTGTTTTGGGTACTGACCCCATAGACAAAGACGTCGTGTGTCATCTTTGCTTAATACACGTACAATACGCCCAACTGTGTACGGAATATCATAACCCTCACTATTCCATCCACTTAATACGTCCGCATCGTCGATTAAATTAAGAAACGTATCAAGCATATCTGCTTCACGCTCAAACAAAAAGCAGTTCTCATACTGGTCACAAATTTCTTGTGCAGTTTCCCATGAATAGCTCTTAGGTGGAATAACAAGTGTAACCATCTTGTCTAGCCAATCTAAGTATACTGAAATAGCAGTAATAGGATTGAACGGGTCGCTTGTTGGCGCATACCCACGTGCTGGGTCAAAGTCTGTTTCAATATCCCAAAACGCAGTTTGTAACTTAGGTGACGTAGCACCGAGATAGTTGTCTGATAAACAACGGAATACAGGATTGATGTCGCTTTCCCATATCTTCTTATTTGAATTGACTCGCGTTTCTTTATGGAATTCCTTACCAATGCGAGTGCTGAAACGACTTACGGGTGTGTCATATACTGTGCGATACTTGCCTTTCGGATCGTCTGTGTACATAACATAATTTGCTGGATACTCGACATACTCACGTATACCTTCTTTTCTTTCTACAACATAGATGCGATCTTTTGCCCTGTCAAACAGTGCGTCAACATAACTCATTTACTCTCCTACCGCTTATGGCCGGTTAACCTTGTGCTTGTACGTAAAGTGTACGACTCTTTATTATAACATTATTATTCGTATATATCCTACTATATCGATTAACAATATAGTTATACTTGTTATTAGTATGCCGAAACTACCTCGACTAATAGCAGAATATATACTAATGCCCAATGCTGTAAAAAACAATGGATACACTATTAACCAATTAGTATCGGGCACTGTAAAAGAAACCGCCGAAGCAATTACAATATTCAGTGCCCAATTAACTGTTACCATCGAAAGTCTAAATGGATTACTATTCCAATCATGTTGGATGAATTTAATGGTCTTGTGATAGTTAGCTTTCAATTATAGTGTACGTCCAACAGTTTCTAAAATGTCAGTAACAGTTTCGTGATCTTCATTTGTTTCACCAAATTTAGATTTTTGTGCAATCTTAATTGCTTTTTTAAGTAAGCCTGGTTTAATTTCTAATTCTTCTGCTACTGCTTTAATGGTATCACTAAGGCCAGCACTTAAATCTTCTACTTCTTGTAGTACTTGTACGCCTTCGTTAACGATTTGAATAAGTTTTGCCTTTTGCTCAGCTGAAAACATTAATGCCATGATGTCATTCCTTTAGTTAAATGTATATTGTATACTAATTAATTATCTCTGTCAACTGCTGCTTATAAATAATTGTATGAGGGTACTATAAAATATGTTTAGTTGGCAAGCAGGATTAATTGTTTTAATAATCATAACGCATCTCCAATGGATGGCAATCACCGTGTATTTGCATAGGGGAATAACCCATCATCTTTTTAAGTTTGGCCCAATTCTATCACATTTCTTTAGATTCTATTTGTGGTTCTCTGGCCAGATAATTTGGCAAAATTGGCTACAGAACTGGGCCGCACAACATAGAAAACATCATAAGTATTCTGATCGCCCGGGCGATCCACATAGCCCACACTTAGTAACATTTAAACAATTACTATTTGATTATGATAAGACTGATTCACCATATCACCTAACAGATGAAGAAATGCAATTTTACGCTCCTGATGTTACTACACCCGATGATTGGATCGAATGCAATTTATATCGTAAATATCCTAATTTAGGGAGAATGATTCATGCAATTCTGTTTGGTATATTATTTGGCTGGTTTGGAATTGTCTGGGGAGTGATTCTATATTTTTATGCGCAACCCTTTGGT